AGATCCAGTCAGAACATGACCGTTTCCGATTTCGTTGGATGTTAAACGATTCAACAATCCGGGATGAGACGTAAGGCTTAAACGTAGTTACTACAATACGCTTTCTGCCATTGCTGCGGTAAATTTTCCTAAAACGGATATAACGCCGCTTCTCCCATTGTATAGGAGAAGTAGCTGCTTCAGTATAAATACTGTAGCGATCCGAGGAAAAGTCATTAGCAACATCGTCATCACCACACAGCGCCTGCCAATAGTAAGGTTCTTGATCTTTAATGAACCGTTTCTTAGCAGTTTGCCTAAGATAACAGAATTGAAACCATCGTGAGCCGTCTTCATAAACAAGAAGGATAGGTTCATATGGTATCCAGCTGTTATCTAAAATGTGATGATTTGGATCTTTCACCTTTATGCCCGAAGTATCCGGGAACAAAGGAGGTACACGCAATACCCTAAACGTTACATTGGACAAAGTCCGCAGTAAGAAGTTTAGTGTTATCGGTATTTCATGTTCATCCCACCTTCTAAGCAATCCATTTATAGTCTTATAAATGAACGACTCTAATCTGCGGCCGTACAAGGTTGCAGAATCAGAGTTTTGTAAATAGAAGGATCGAACTGGAGCCCCACGGTAATAGTCTTCACCGCATGACTCCCTGAATGGAAACCTAACAAAAGTCTTGTCAGGGTTGAGCGTTAAGCTCAACTGGGGAAATATGTGAACTACATATTTATGTATCTTGCTGGGGTAGATTAAATCATCCCCAAAAACAGAATACGTCCCTTTTACTCCACTCAGATTACCAATAGCTTTTACAATTGAGAAGAAAACTAAAGTCTCAATCGGGAAAGTAAGCCCATTACCCATCGGTAAGACCGACTCAGTGTAATACTGAGAGTCTCCGATTTGAATCTGGTGAGTCGACGCGGTTCGCACCGCACGATACCAGGCTCGGGGTAATATCTTGTTCAAAAGATCAGACGTAATGCTGTCTGAAGCAGCAGACAAATCTGCTGTTGCATGAGTTCGGCTAACCGAAAAACGGTTAACCAAATGCCTATGACGATCCTGTAAATATCGGATGTCAAGGCCATGTCTTTTGAGACGCTTAGTCACAGCACGGCCGACCCCATAAGTATAGAAGAGGTCAAGCAGTGTAAGGGGAGTAATCCCCCTGTGAACTTTCCAAGTCTTTGGTACGTTTTCCAACGTGAGGAAGCGATGCTGCAAGTTTTTGTGGCCTGGCTTGATGGCCAAGCGTCGAACTAGACGTTCGAGGACAACATCCTTAGAAAGGACCTTGTCGAAAAACCAACTTGCGCATGCTGCAGAACCCGTAAACGCCCGCTTATCGGTCAACTTATGATCGATATATGCTAGGGCCAGCGGGCAACCGATACTGCTCTTCTTTCCAAATTTGGCTAAGACTTCTACTTCTTCCGGCAGGATATCGCCGAGAATCTTTTTTGCTACCTTTCGCGCCTCTTGTAAAACGAGGAACGAAAGTTGACCGCTCATTTCAAAGCGATCTGTAGCAAGACGAACCTGATTACAAAGGTATTTATCATTTGTAATCAGTTCAAGTTCGTCAGGGGAGTAGACATCAGCTTCAAATCTGTACTTCTTAAGCAAGTTTTGCATTTGATGAATTTGCTTGAAGCGGCTATGTGAAACATAACCAACTTCACGAGTACACTTCTCTCGGAAAGTAGAAACTTTTCCTTGAGAGAGCGCGCTCTTAGCGGTGCAAAATGTACTGCCTAAGTCAAAGTCCTCGTGCAAGCTGCTCCAGATGGATGCTGCGAGACTGTCGGTTGAAATACCGACTCTTGCCTTTTTGTTCATCTTTAATCCCTTTAACTTGAATTAGTTAAGAGAAAAGGTCTGGCAAGAATGCACAGACCAATTCAAAGACCCAGAAAATAATTGAGAGGAAACATTCCTCTGTGATCATTTTACTGAGCCGTGATCAAAATACGTATCAACCTCAGAATCGAGGACTGATTGCGCTCCGTAATGACGGAGGTTATCCAGGTTTCCAGCAATGGCAGCGAATTCCGGGTGGAATTCACATTCAGTGCGGACAACTTGATAACTAATTGATCCATCAGCTAATTCAAAAGGAATCGTAACGATGATAAACTTACGAGCCTTTGAAAAAGATCCATCAGACTGAATTTTAGCACCCACATTTTTGTATGTGATATGCTTCTTCAACCGCAGATCGGTCTCTACCGTATCCGAAACACGGATACCGGTAGCCACTGGTGTGCCATCACTTTCAAAAGTGGTGGCGGTCCCACCTGTCCAAGTGACAGACGTGGGTTTATCGAGAATTGATATACCATCGATACTCATGGCTTATCTCCCTTGTTCAGAACTTGATGTTCTGAAAAGCAATAGCGAGTAGGTCAATCACTTTAGCGTGATTCAACCATTTTCCCGCAGTAAATTGTGGCATTGTCAACATATTACTGTTAACAACACGGTTATACGATTCGCGAACGAACTCTCCATCGGCAGTAGTAACGCCTTCGGATTGCAAGTTACCAAACACGTTAGAAACACGTGCATCAGTAATGCGAAAAGTAACTGTCTCTTTGTAGCCCACTGTATTCCCAAGTATTTGAATACCTGGCTTAATACGGAGACTAGACAGCCATGGCCCAATGCCATAAAACCAATCCACAACGAAAGATAGCCTGGTTAATTCCCAGGCCAGTTCAGGGATGTTGTTCCAATTCAATCCAACTTTTTCAAGGCTATGTTGCCCTGTCATGCGGATGTATTGGACGGACGCGTATGCAGCAGCCTCGGTCGTAATCTCTGATTTTGCATAGAGATCACAATAAGCCGTATCGGCACAGAGATCGTAATCAAACGTCTCCGAATCGATAACAACCGGCGAACACGACCCCTTGGCAGACAAAATCTGCCCAGGTTGCATTGCATCTGTCTTATCCCTAACCATTTTAATCACCTGCTCAATTGACATCAGAAGTGGGCGGAGTCCATAACGGATCTCCATCCAAGTGCTTGTAGCCATAGTGGCTGCTCGCCTGCCCGTTTTCATACGAAAACGACCAGTCCGAAGATAATTGAGAAGGTCCCGTTTAGCCTCGAGCCAACGTTGTTCCTCTAAATAATCACGAAGATTCTTAAGAGGGTGACGTAGCATTTGCAAGGTTTCGGTAATTTCACCGAGTTCTTGCCCGAGATCATAGACGGCAGCGTTCACATTCCCCAAAGCCTTTTGCAAGGCTATTTTTTCAAGGGATGTGTCCCGTTTAGCTGTGTAAGAACTCAGCTTACGGTTTGCCAAGTACGTAAATGCAGGTCCCTTAGCTGTTATAGCATAGCCATAATAACTAGGGAAACCTTCTCGGAAATAAGAGAAGGAATTTTTCATGCATTTTGTACTTCCAACTGAATATGGATTAATACGATGGACACCAGGCACAAAACCGCCGGTGTCAACTGAAACCTTCGTCCTTGAAAAAGGACAATCACCTTGGGGAGAAACATTCTCACCTAGAGCGATTTCTGGAGGGTTAAAGTGAGGGATAGTCCACACGGTTGATTCCGTGAGGCCTCCTCTAATAACATCTATTGCCATATCAAGTTGCCTCCGCTAAAAGAAAATGGCGGAATCCGAGAGCCCTCAGG